AGATCGAATCCATGGTTGAGGCAAGAGTGGAGGTTGGAGTATGAGCGGGTTTGTTGATGCATTCGGCTCGATGGTCCCCGTGGACAAGGTTCGCGACTGGCTCTTTAATGCCCAGGCTTTCTACGGCACCACGGGCCAAGAAAGTTTAGCTAACGCAACGGTTGACTCACCTTGCTCACTATTCAATCCTGCAAATAGCGGGAAGAATATCTTCATCACCAGTTGGGCAGTGTCCAGTGGTACAGGCGCTCTTGTCGGGTTCTGCTACTTCGTCACTACAGACCCAGCGTACGCTAACAGTCTTCTTATCAGCAATGCCAAAGCTGGAGGCGCAGCGACTGTAGCTAATGGCACGTTCATCAATACCAATCAGTCCGCACCGGGAGGGGGGACGCAATTTAGAAGGATCTATAATAACAATTATCAAGAGATGATACCAAATGGATTTGGGATATTATTGCCTAAAGGAAGCGCCAATGGTGTAGTGACGATGATGGAGACATATGCCACAGGCGGAATCGGCGGACAAAGCATAGCGTGGCTAGAGTTCTAGCATAACGTGTATTAGATCACTTTGTTGATGCCAGCAATGTGATAATTCAGACATAAAGAGAAAAGGAGAATATTGTGAGTCTTCAAGACGAATTTGATATGGTGATGCCTCGCATACCTGGGAGCCAATTGGTGCCATCGGGGACATACGTATGTTTAACCACATTAGGACCAACGGGGACGATTGCTTTTACGCAGACCACGAGTGATGCCACACTACCCGCAATAGATTGGTGGCACGCATTGCCAACTGGGACCGTTAGCGGAAGCGCAAGTACAGCAACCGTTGCGTCAGGGCTGAATACAACACTGAATGCTACTGCGTTGTCTAACTCGATTGGGCCGATAGCAAGTACCTACGCGTACACAAGTTCTAATCTCGCGTCATGGGTCAGCGGAGACGCGCCACAGAGCAAGGGACTCGGGGCTCAATCTTCATAGAAGAAATACATTGTCAATTCCAGTTATATTTGCTAGCTGGAATTGACAGTCATAATATGCACCGAAAATTAAAGGAGGAAAACAACCAATGTCACATCATTTAGTCAATGGCAAAAAAACGATACATGGGGATATCGTTCACTATACAGATCCATCTGGGCAGAGTCATGCAGCTCTTATTAAACATATTGAACCAACACAGACAGGGCATATAGCGCACCTGCATGTTTTCAGCAAGACTAATGGGTCAGACAATCATCACGAATCAGTCACGCATAGCGCATCACCATCGCCAAATACCTGGACACACATTCCTGACTAATAATATTAGAGCATTTTGACAAAGCTGGGCGGCATCGCGGAATAGGGAGCCGCCATAGATGGAAAGAAGGATTTATGTCAGATTCTTGGGACCTGCCAGAGGGGCAAACACAATATGATCCAGTGGCTGAGATGAGAGCTATGGGACATAACCCAGGGCAACATCATAAAGTAGTTCACCACAATGTGCTTGAGGGGCATGTTGAGATACATGAAGACCAGACACCAAAGCACACAATTACCAATCACGACGCGCTAGCCTCAACCATTGGACTACCGCATGTCACACAGGAAGTGATCAAGCACGCACCGATAGATACAGCACAAAAGCCAAGCATAGGCTGCATTGTGCATTATATATTGCCAGATGACAGATGCGCAGGCGAACACAGGCCAGCAATCATTGTCAAAATTTGGCCGGAATATAACGGAATACAGCATATCCAACTTCAAGTATTCACCGATGGGCTCAATGATGGAGAAAGGTATAAAAGCGGTATCCATTGGGCTACATCAGTGACTTACGCTGATCCGTCAGAAGATAAGCCTGGGACTTGGCACTGGCCGGAAAGAGTATAGCAAATCATGACAGGCAGGGCGACAACGCACAAGACAACGACGCATAGGGCTACTACTGGTCGAGGGCACAGTAAAAAAGCACCAGCGATCAAGCAGATCACAAAGCGAGGATTGCTGGTAAGCTTCAATCCGGCGACATACACCGCAAATGTGCTGATCATGGAGGCTACTAGCGAATACCTTCAAAATGTGCCAGTCGCCTGCCACATGGATGGAACCAGCGCACAAGTCAATACGAATTGCGTTGTCTTTTTCTTTGATGAGAGCAACCCTGGAGACGCTCTCATCCTGGCTGTTTACCCAAACGGGGCGCAGGGCATCCCGACGCCAGCGCCTGGTCGAGTCACGTTCGTAACACCATTTCAGCAGGTCACGAACGATTCAATCAACAATGGTGTGACGAAGACTTACACGCTTACTGGAGGCAGCACGGGGATACCAGTCGGAGCATTGGGTGTCATCTTCAAAGCCTACTTTACTAGCGCTTCGACTGGAGCTTACATCAATCTTGCGCCGCATAGTGGTACAGCAGCGGATTATGCGACTATAGGGAATATCGAAGTTGCCAATGCTTTCCTAAATGGCAATGGGATTGTAGCGATAGACAGCGCAGGCAAGCTAGATGTACAAGCCAATGGGGCAAATGTGACAAGCTTCAATTTATTCACACACGGATATGTATTTTGAGGTATAGATTATGAGCAAAGAAGATAAACATTTAGAAAGAATAGATAAGCAAATAGAGAATATTGAGAATAGAATAAATACTTTGATGGAAGGCGTTGAAGTAGAAATGCTTACACCATCGGAACGTATGGACTTTGCAATCAAGCTTCAAGGACAGCTAGCAAGATTTCTAGCCTTAAGGAAATCGAGTGAATTAGCTGTACCAGAAGGCCAGGAGAAAGCTTTGCTAGCTGTATTTATGAGGCAGTTGAGAGGCGAGGTGGTAGATGGTTAGGAGCTTGACAGGCACGCTGTCAACAGCTGTTAGTGCGAAGAACAGACGGCCGTACCAATCAGTGACGATTGAGGATCACATTAACCACTTGCAGACCAGTGTCACAGCATCGAACTCAGACGGTGATTGTGATATGTGTATTGCGGCTGATGGCAGTCTAATACGCGTACGATTAACCAGAGGCGGAGGCGCATTTACTCAATCAGCTCAGTGGCAGAGGATCACAGATCCGACGAATAGCTCCCAGTGGACAACGTGGAATACTTTTGCAGGCAGCTCAGGGAATATGTTCCAAGACGGAGGCTGCGCAGTCTCACAGAATGGCGGGTCCACTAATGCGTACTTTCAACGAGGCGATAATCAAGCAATTGTCAACTGGTTCAGCAGCAATAATGGCGTGTCGTGGAGCGGTAGCCCAGGCACAGTAGTAACGCCAACTGGGAACGCGCTTACAAAAGGAATCAGTAGCGCGGGGAATGCAGACGTCTTCTTTATATATGATGTGGCAGGCGGAGAAAATATAGGAGCGAGCTTCTTTACTAGCAGCTGGTCAGCACTACAAGCCTGGACACTATCGCCCTTCTTAAACTTCGGATCTATGACTGGACTAGCTGTCTACTGGGATGGATCGATTTACCACGTTATCTACTCTGATGGTTACGCGTTACATCTTGCCACTTGCAACTCGTCAGCATCCAGTTGGACAGGACTCCAAGATATTGCTCCATCAACGAATACAGCAGTCACAAAGCTATCACCCAGAATTGCATTCTTCGACAATATCTACAATCTGATATGCGTGGAGGCGGACGCAGGCACTTTGACAGGAACGGTATATAGTTATCCAAGGCTGCGTCAGTCATCAGACCTACTTCACTGGAGCAACGGCACCATCATGGAAGATGTGTCAACGACATATGGCACCAACCTGATCAAAGTCACGCCACCATCGGCCAGCCGAGCTGTATATGTGATGTCGGCCATGAGTGGCATCCAGCTCAACAACGACTTCCAGACCAGCGATGCAACCGAGTATCTAGATGTAAGTGGAAAGATTTTAGACTATAAGCGAGTAGATCAGCTCGACCATCCAGGCACACTCGAGCTTGTACTCGACAATGAGAATTCTCAACTCACCACGAAGGTCACGAACTACGGAAGCGGCAGCTACGAGCCGATCGGGATCAACACGCTAGTAAACCTGAACGAGGGGTATTACACCGGATCGCCGCCAACTACACAGGAAACTGTGAATACTGGGCGGTATCATGTTAGTAAGATCACGTTCGAACGTGCGCCGAATGTGAACCAGATACGGTTAGATTGTCGGGATCTCACGTACCTGCTAGACCAGGAGAACAGGTATCAGGTCACGTACACGAACCAGACAGTTTCGTACATGATCAAGGAAATATGTGCCAAAGCTGGACTACTCAATTACAGCTTGCCAGGGACGGCACAGATGAGCACAAATATCGTCCTGTTTGTTCTTCACGCAGGTCAGAAGTATCGGGCGGCATTGCTGGAGATATGTCGGATCGGATGGTTGGAATACTTCCTCGACCAGACAGAGACGGTGATCTTTAAGGAGCTGTCAGGCTCAGATACGAGCGTTTGGACATACCAACCCGAGATAGAAAGCTGGAGCATAGGCACTGACGACATACGTGCAAACCATGTCATCGTAGTCGGCAAAGCACCAGTAGGCGGAAGCCTTGGAAGTATCACAGCAGGCGA